CTACTCGACGGTCTTGGTGATGAGTTCGTAGTGGTGTAGTCGGCCGCGTACGAGGTGGCGTTCGACGGTGCCGTCGACCCGTAGGCCGCTGGCGGTGTTGTCGGGGTCGATGACGAACGGCCCCCACCCGAGGCGCAGGGTGGAGCCGACTGCCGGCGGGATGCTGACGGTCGGGGCCAGGACCATGCGGTACCTGCTGGACACGATGCCGGACTCCCGCACGACGACCTCGGTGCCCAGCGGGAACACCTCGGCGCGCACGACCTCGTCGACGGAGTCGAACTGCTCGTAGCCGAGGTCATCGAAGACCGGCGGGTCGAACGGCACCAGGAATTGCACGGTTACCTCGTCGTGGAGGATCACAGTGCGGTCTTCCGGTAGCGGTTGAGCACGAACGTCTCGGCAAGCGTGAAACCGGTGAACGCGCCGCGGATCTCGACAGACCCCACCTTGGTTTGGATCTGCTCGGGGTTGGCGGCCATGCGGGCCGAGGCGGTGGTGATGACAGCCGCCAAGTCCGCGGTCGGCTCCCCGTCAGTGAAGCCTCTACCCCTCGTGTATGCCGAGACCATCGCGCTGATGATCGCGGCGTGCTCCCCGGCCAGGGCCACCAGTGCGGTGTCTGCGCCCTGACCGAGGAAGTCGGCCACGTCTTGGCCGGTGACCGGCATTCGCCTACGCGTCCGTCAGGACGACGACGGCCTCGGACTGCAACAGGCCAAGGTCGTAGCGGGTCACCACGCGGATACCGATCTGGTCATAGTCGGCGTACCGCTCGGACAGGATCGTCACGCTCGGGGCTTCGTCGCGTGCGATCGCCACCTGGGACATGTCGGCGAGAACCGCCTTGCCCACGGGCAGCTTGTTGGTGACCGTGACCGGGATGCCGAACAGCCGGTAGGTCGGCCCGGAGGTGACGTCGGACTCGAGCAGGTACTTGCTGCTGTCGACGGATTCCTTCAATTTCCTTAGATCGATGAAATCGTTGCCGTTGACGAACCACCGGTTCGGGGTGACCTCGGCGGCCGATGCCAGGGCGATGGCGTCGAGCAGGCTATCGGCGTCGGTGACGTCCAGGACGCCGGTCTGCACGCCAGCCTGATTGATCAGGCCGGTGATGCCATTCGCGGATTCGCCTTCGGTCGTGGTGGCCACCGTGGCTCCGACTGCATCCAGCTCGTCAACGGCCAGGCCCGCCAGGGCGCCGGCGAACGTGACGGTGTAGGGACCACCGTTCGATCCGGCGACCGTTGCGTTACCTGACCCGACCGTTGCCAGGCCCTGGACGGCGGTCTGGACAGTGGCAGCGGTGGCGGCGTTGGCGAGGCTGGACGTAACAGCGCCGCGGAATCCGAGTGTGAACGGGTTTCCACCGGCAGCGACTGTGACAACCTGAACCTCGTTGGTAACCGCGCCCTTTCCGACCAGGAGTGCGTCGTCGAGCTTGTCACTGACAACCTTCACGAGCCGGTTCTTCAGGGTGGCGTCGATGCCGATGACGGCCTGGCGGGCCAGCTCTCGGCTGTAGCGCTCGATGACCTTGATGCTCTTACGGTCGGTGGGCATCAGGACGACCTCGTCGAAAGTGGTGTCGTGATCCGACGGGATCAATTCGTTCTCACCGATGAAACCGACGGTGGACGACTTGGTGAGCTTGGGGATTCGGAGAACCCCTGCGGTATCGAAGATTCGAGGCCCGGACGACAGCACGACCGAGGCGGCTTCGAGGGGCGCGACGAGCAGTTGGCTTACCTGATCGGCGAGCAGCTGCGGATTGGCGGCGGTGGATTCAACCACGGGAATGTCCTAACGATGGAAGTGGATTGGTGCCCACGTCGTCAGGACGCTAAAGGGGCCGGCCACCGGGACCGACCCCTTCACTATACCCCTAAGGGTATGAGCTAGTACACGCTGCTCGTTGGTGCGCTCGGGTCGGGCGCTTCCGAACTTCCGACCATCGAATAGGCGTGTGCAAGCGTCTCCAGCAAGCCGGGATGACCACCGGTGTACTTGTCGAGGCCCTCTACCTCTTTGCGGATTGCCTTGTACAAGGCCTCGGCTGTGGCGTGCTTCTCTTGCTCGGCGCTCATTTGTTTCCTTCCCCCTACTGTGCTCGTTGCCGCAGGATTGCGGCGAGGTCGACGTTAGCCCGAGAGGGGGTCGCTCCCTGCCCGATTTCGCCGATCGGCCGCCGGCTGGCGAGGTGCGGCTTGCGGGCCAAGAGGTCGTCCACAGCGGCGGCCAGCGCGTCGGGGTCGTCGAGGTGTGCCTTGTCGAATGGCAGGTCGGTCGGGTCGGCGAGCTTGCCGGTGGCCCGGACCATTTCGGAGTGCAGCCGTTGGGCGTAGCTGTCGCCCTTGGTGGCCCGTTCCCGGTATCCAGCGGACTCGCGGCGCAACCGCTCGACGTACGAGCGTGGGAAGGTCTCGGCGTCCTCGTCGGGGTCCGATTCCAAATCGGACCCTTCGGGGGTGTCCGCCTGCTGGACGTCCTCGATGGTCGCGTTTGAAACGTCGGCATCGTCGGGGGTTTCGGCAGTCGTGGTGTCGGTGACTTCAGTCATGATGGTTCCCTTCGTGGTTGTTCATATCGGCGACGGCGTCGGCGAGTTGGGTAGCGAGGTCCAGGGCCTCGGCGGCGTCCATCGTGAATACGAGTCCGCCGGTGCGCAGCCGGATGGGCCACTTCGCCTCGGGGGACACCATGATTTCCGGCTGGAGGTAGCGGGCACTGAGTCTCATCACGCCACCTCGGGCATCGGTGGGGCGGGACGGGCGGCAGCGATTTCGTCGCGGTCGGCATCGGAGTACCCGAGTCGCTTCAGTGCGAAGTCGGCTGGCAACAAGCCTGCCGCGTAGAGCTTGGTGATCGCGTCTGCCTCCTCGGCCACAGAGCGCGTCGAGGCGTCCGCCCATTCCACCCTGACGTTGACGCTGAGCGGGTCGACCCCGTCGCGGACGGCCACGATCAGCCGTGCCACCTCTGCCCAGCTCTGGCCTAGTTGAGCCATCCGGGCCTCTGCCCTGGCGGTCAGTGCGGCCTCGCTGGCGCGGATGCTGTCGGCCGAGGTGGGGTTGTCGCCGCCGATGCCCAGCATGTGCTCGGGCAGCCCCGACACCGCCGAGATGCTGCGCATGATGACACCGATCGCGTTCTCGTAGCCTGCCAGATCAGCGCCGGGCAGCTGGCCGAACTTCGCATCCGGGGATTCAGCGATCAGCGCGCGGGAACCCTCGGGTATCGGCGAGGCTTCCGTCGTGACCGGTAGGCCATCGCCGTCGAGGACTGGGTCGCCGTTGTCGTCAAGCACGGGCACCTCGACTAGCTCCACCCCCGTGGCGAATCGCCTTGGGCGAGCGCCCATTTCACTGGCCACCAGCATATCGGTGGTCAACTTCATGACCGCGTCACTGAGGTCGAGAACGTCAGCCATCTCCGAGACACCCTCATCGAGCAGCCGCGCGGTGTTGGAGAACAGCACCAGCGGCGGGACACCCAACGGATTGGCCAGCCGCTCAACCACACTGAACCCCGCCGTCGTCGCGCCGGTCTGCTCGGCCCGGTAGCGCACGATCTCATCAGGGCCGTAGACGATGGCGTGGGTTTGCTTGTCGTCCTCCCACTTTTTGAGCCCGTAGCGAATGCGGCGGGTGCCCGGGTCGACGAGCGCGGTCACCTGGTGGGCCGACTCGATCGACACCGTAGGGCGGCCGGACTTGTCAGCCCAGACAATCGCGGCGGCGCGGCCGAGGGTCAACGCCTCTCGATGTGCTACCCGCGACGTCTGGTCCAAGTTGAGTCTCGTCCACTCGTCCCAGATGTCGACGCCGCTGAAGCCCGTCACTCGGAGTCTTTCGCAGACCGAATCGACCAGCAGCCGAGGGATGTTCACGCTGACCTTGCGCAGCCGGTTGCCCAGCGCTTCGAGCGCGGCCGGTGCCAGGTAGGCCAGCGGACTCTCACCGGCGTAGTGCTTGTCCAGAAGGTGATACCTCGCTGCGGGCGCATCGAGCTTCTGAAGCAGTTCTTGTAGTACATCATTCATGAGGCAAAACTCCAGCTTCTCTTTCGGTTTCGATGTTGATGCCATGCCGCCCGGTCGAACGCGACAATCGCGGCCACCGCGGCGTCGATCTTGCGCGGACTGCCGCGCTTGTCCTTGCTGACGAGATCGCCCTGTGGCGTCGCCTTAGCGACGCAGTGAGCAAGATGGGCTGCCAGGCTCGGGTCCCCGTCGTGGGTCACCTGGCGCGTAACCACCGCTTGGTAGAGCCGGTCAGTAGCCGGTGCCATCCGCGCGGCGTGCGCGGTATTCCACTCCAGCACCCGCTTCTCGCCGTGACGCTGCGACCACGCCTCGATCTCCGAGCGCCACCCCCACGGGTCGCACGCCAACTCGGCCACGTCGTAACGGGCGAACGCCAGATCGACCGCCGTATCAACCTCGTCGCGGGGAACGCGCCACCGAGAGTCACCAGGGTTCTCCCACATGCCCTCCAGCCAGAGGTAGCCATCCATCGTGCACCCCACCAGCGCCGTAGAGTCCCCGGACGCGCTTCCATCGAAGGCCAGGACACACCGCTCACCCGGCCGCACCCGGCGGTCGGTCTTGCACGCCTCCCACGACCCCCACGGCAACCAGGCATCCACACCCGTCACCCATTGGCCCAACCGCAACTGCCGGAACACCGGCTCGCGGATCGTCTTACGCGCAGCCTCCAGCCCGTCTTCGGACAGGAACGGGTCACGACATGCCAGCGCAGGATTGCCAACCCGCCACGCCTTGCGGTCATCGGCTGCGCAACCCTCCGGCGCGGCGAACTCCTTGAAGTAGAAACTCCGGTCATCGTCGCGGCGGCCATGCTCAACCAACCTCCACATCACCGAATCTGGCGAGCTGGCAGGCGTCGAGATCGCCAACGTCAGCGACTCCGGGCGCTTACCCGCCACCGACGTCACCGCCTCCCAGACGGCCTCGGTCACGACATGCAGCTCGTCGACCACCAAAAGCGCCGGATCGTGCCCATGCAGCGCACCAGGCTCAGCCGGGAGCGGCAACAATGTGGCGTCATTCTCGGGCAGGTGCAGCCGGTCAGCGTAGATCTGCACCCGCTCAGCCAGGATCGGGTTGAGCTCAACCATGCGTTTCGCGTAGCGCATGGTGATGTTGGCCTGCCGCTGATCGGACGCCACCACCAACACCTCTGCCGATGGCGGGCCAACGAACATCTCAGCCAGCGCCAACGCCGCAGCCAGCATCGTCTTACCGTTGGCCCTCGGAATCGACACCAACGCCGTGCGCCGACCCGGCGCGAAGGCACCCCTGATGATGTCCTGCTGAAACGAACGCAGCCGAAACGGCTCCCCGGCACCCTGACCACGCGGAGTGATCAGAAACTCGCTGATGAACCGCTCCCGACGCTTCGCACGACCCGCCGGCCAACCCGAGAAGTCCAGCGGCTCGGCCGTGATCGCACCCTTAGGCCCCGCCCTCATGGCAGGCTCCAGGGGTGGACAAGAACGACAACACGCGCAGAGCCATCGACGTGATGACAGAGTGGGCCACCGGGAACCCCGACGACACCGCGGCGTCCAATCAGCGAGTGCTGGCATACGTCACCGAGGCAGCTGACGAACACGGGGCTGACGGAGAGATGAAGCTG